AAGCCACACCAGGCCCTCTGTCACGTATGGGCACAGTACTAAAAGCACCTTTTACAACAGGCGCATTAGGCGGTGCTGGTGCTGGTCTTAGCTTCTATGAAGCGTATGACCGCTATATGAAAGGCGACACATCAGGTGCAGTGATTGCAGCACTTGGTGGTGTAGGTGGCTTGATGACTATGGTGCCTGGCTTACAAGCACCTGGTTTAGCCTTAGGCCTAGGGTCTATTCCACTACAGTATGCCAATGAGTACATTAAAGGCAATAGCGGACAGCAACCTATGCCTGCTGGGCGTTAATTATTTCAACAACTTTCTTAAGCATTGATGCTTGTAGTTGTTTGACTTCAGTGACGTATATGCTAGCGTCATCGTCAAAGTCTTCACTCATACCGAGCTGAAGTTCAGTCATAATGGCTTGAACGCATTTTGTTTTAGTCAAGATGCTGCCAGTATGAAATGCTTCGATCCACACATCATAGCTGTTGGATTGCATAGCCTCATTGCCGGTGTGTTTTAAAAGTTCAACCCACTCATCATAGGTCTTTTTAATTGTGTCTTCTTTCATAGCTCTTGTCCTTTCGTATTAAGCCACATTCTTAGAGTTGACATACCACCGTCTATCAGCACATGCTGTGGATAAGCTTGATACTTATGGTACAGCGGATGATTGATAAAGTTCTTCATTAGTAGATAAGCATTGGCAGTAGGAGGTTCCATCCCCATAGCACGATCGGTATCAATGCATTTAATATCATAGCGGTCCTGAAATTCTTTTGTGATTGAATGTACTTGATCACCAAGTAAGCCAATGATCACAACCCTAGGCTTAAATGAGCCAGTGGCTGCGTATGATGGATTATGCTTCTCCACTTTAAACTCATGTTCTAGTTCCTTTATGGCCACTTTTACATGCTGCTTGAAGGTCTCCGCGACTTGCTTAGCCAATGCGTTGATTAGACTATCCAAGGAAGTACTGTGATCAAGCACAGACACAGGTGCAGGCATAGGTTCCTCAACTTTTGGTGTCTGTACAAGTACTGATGCAGCTTTAGCTGGCACAACATTGGCTGCACGGTGCTTAACCTCTTTAACAAGGTCAACGCAATAGCCACGTGAGATTAATGGCCGTCTACGGTCAGGCACTATGACTTGCTGTTGTGCTTGTCTTAGCGCCTCCATGATGTTATAGCCGCCAGTATGCATAAGCTGCGTGGCTTTGCTAAGTACAAGTTCACGCTCTCTGTCTGTCCATCGAATTTTTACGTTCATGATTTTTCCTAATTAGTTGTTTAAATGTTTTGTGTTTAGAAAGAAAGAATTTATAGTGCCGTACACTTCTATTGAGTGCTTGTTTTTTCACTTCATGCAGGATACAGACATCTACTTGCTTTTCAAGATCAACTACGACTAGCTCTAAAGTAGTAAATGTCCGTGGCCTCCAGTTTGGATAGGCAAGTTTGAAATCCTTAAAGACGGCTTTCCTATCTCTTTTAGTTATTTGTCTCAGATCATTCAGCATGGCTATCCAAGTTTTCATTAGAAGTACCTCTTTTCAATAGCATCGATTTGATTAAGCAAGTCTTCACGAATCTTTAGGTAGACCTCACCACCTGCAAACTCATCACGACCGATTGGATGGTAGAACTGTTCTTCACACCAGTCAAAGTTGTCATTCTTTGCATTTGGTGGAAAGATGTTTGTCTTGCCTTTGGCCGATTGACGTTGGTAGAACTGATCCGGCTTACGGAAGTCCACCAATCCCTTTAGGAATGGATACTTCTTAAGAATCTCCAGCCATAGCTTCATGGCAATGATGTTGTCTACCGTTGTCTGAATTTGCTCATCACCACGCATGATGCAGTAGCCAATAAGGTCTTTAATTGTGCAGCGTACCATATAAAAATGCTCAAAGTTCCTAGGCATAACAGTACGGGCATCAAGACCATGAACCAAACCGCTATCAAGCATATCCACATAGAGTCCACGAGCCATCTCTGTAATTTGTTTGTATCTGTCATAGAAATCCTTGTTAGCCATAATCCCGGGTTTTACTACAACACGGTCATCACGCATATCGCGATCACCATGCACCTGTGCCGCAAAACTAAACAGACGGTGTCTGATTAGGTGCGTTGTGTCTACCATATCCATGCCATTGACCGACCAAGTAATGTTGATCGTCTCCATTGCAGTAGGTAGCAGTTCATACCGAAATAGCTCATCAATGGTTTGACTGATGGCGTCCTCAGGAAAATCCCATTCAATCTTGTCATTCCATGTATTCATTAAGAAGACCGAGATAGTCTTACGAAACTCTGGAATGGTTGGGGCATGGACGATCTGTACGTCTATATTCTCCAACTGATTGACAAACTCGATAGGCTTTACAGCTTGACCGAATTTAAGCTTTGTGTGCATCTGTTGAAGATGCGGCATTTGTTCTTTTCTGACCTTTGGCATTTTTCATTTCCTTTGTGAGTTGAATTTCTACTAACCGAGCGTAACCTGCAATGTCTGTCCAGCTGTCCATATGCCTAGGGGATACGGCCAACCGAGAAAGTTTCATGGCAATCTTAGAGAGATAAATAACATAGACAGGATCCATTTCTTGCTTATGTTGCTTGCGATACCTGTCCTTTATATTTTCAAGGATAACAGCTTCTAATGAGACACCCTCAAAAAAATCACCATACACCTCGCCTCTCTGTTCTAAAACTTGATCTGTCGTTTTCATGGCAGCACCTTGTAAGGTTCAAGTTTTTCCTCAAGTTCCGCTAACCGTTTGCCGCTATTTTCAAAGACATCGACCATATAGCCATTGTTGCCTAGCCCCATCTCATTGGATGAGTACTGTAGGCATTGCAAGGCATCGGCATAATGTACCGCTAGTGCCTCAGGCGATTCATCATGGTACATAGCACAATAGTCTTTAAGCTGTTCTGGAAAGCCTTTCACAATATCGTGCTCTGCCTTTTTAAGTGCTTCGGCAACTATCGGAAAGTTCTTCTTGACCAGATGGTTTACATCAGAGATTTCCATTTCAGCTAAGTCATGGCATATGGCAATCTTGACTGCCTTATCAACATCAAACTTATAGCTGCTTGATAGCATAAGTACGCCAAGGGCTACAAAGAAACTGTGTGTTGCCACACTCTCTTGGTGAACCACCGGCTTCATGCTGTAGCGTTTTGTATGCTCAAGCGTATAGCTTTGCATAAAGAAATCAAAGTCAGTGCTATTCATAGTCCATCTTCTCCTCGGACCAGTTCCTACGAATAAATGCACCTACGTCTTTGATTTCCTTGATTGCAAGGTCTAGTTGCTCATAGCTACGAACTACTGAGCCTGATGCTGCCAATACAAGATTGAATTTTTGACCAGGTAAGCCACCAAGCCAGACATAAATCAATGGAATGCCTTTGGCATAACACCAACCGGCTTCAAACATGGTGCCAGGGTCTTTGCCGTCGGTAACACATACACATATGTCGGTTTTGTTTAAACCCATAATGTTTATTTCAAGGACTTCCTCAGGTGTTGTTTCACCTTCTTTGTACATGCATTCGTCTTTAGGGCTAAAGTACGGCAGCTTATTGTTGTCCAATACACTCTTAATGGTTTCAACTATTTCAAGTTGGTCCGCATTAAAGAATGGTGATGCTATGTAGATGTATGGATCACTCATATTTTTCCTTTCAGTTGTTAAGAAAGAGGCCGAAGCCTCTGTTGATTAGCACCAGCCAAGACCTAAACTAATAGGTGTACATTCTTCGACTGTTGTCCACTTTTGTAAGTGTTCAGGCAGTGCTTTGTATGCTTTATTGGCATCTTCTTTTACGTTGTAGTCAGTTTTGTTGTTAAGACTTTGTCTTAAGTCTTGTCTAAGTTCTTTAACCTTGGTTAAATACTCTTGTTTTGGAAGTGTATTTTTTAACCTGATTGAATTGATGTGAATTGACCAATAGGGTTTTCCGGCTTTCATAGTTTAGTTCCTTTGTAGTTAAGAATTTTAGTGTGCTTACCTAAGTAAACAATTACATTATACCATACTTTTAGTAAAGTAAACACTTGCACTAATTTATTTCCTCTCTTTCTTTTACTTTTTGTGAATAGTCTCTTACTGCATTCATAAGAGCCTGCTGGGTTTTGTCTTTACTGTTGATGGCTGACACAATTGCCTCATCAATAGTGTCTCTAGCAATGATCTGATGAACCACAATGTTATTCCTTTGACCTTGGCGCCAAAGCCTGCGAATAAACTGATCATAGACCTCCAATGACCATGTATTGCTAAACCAGATTACAGCGTGCCCACTACCTTGCAGGTTCAACCCATGACCTGCCGACTGTGGATGCGCAAATAAAACTGGTATGTCACCGGCATTCCATTTGTCAATTACTTTCTGCATTTCTTTTGGCGTAACACCTGAACCAATGTAAGGTGCGCTTGGCAAGTACTTCTGTAACCGCTTTAAATCGTGATTAAAGTGATACCCCACAATGCAAGGTTTGCCATTCAGCCCCTCGATCAGCTCATCTAGAGCATCGATCTTTGCGGTATGAATAATTTTGTATTCATGATCGGTGTCATCTAAATAAATTGCACCATTTGCTATTTGTTGGCACTTACCGACAGCCACTGCAGCATTGGTGGCCGACACTTGGTCACTATCAAACTCAATAAGTAGCTGACTTTCAAGCTCTTTGTAAAGTTTCTTTGATGCTTCAGGTAAGTCTACATAAACCCGATTAAGCAGCAATTCTGGCATATCAAGATAGTCCTCTGCTTTCATACGGAGGACTTTGTCGCCTAGTAATTCATAGATTTTGTCAGCTGAATCAGCTTTTAGTGCCCATGTGTAACCACCATAGCCAGTCTGATAGAAGTAGTTGGTTCTAAAGTGCGTGATGAACCGACCAAATGTAGCACCACGATCAATTACCAACTGTGGGCCAAAGATGTCCATTAAGCTATTTGGTGCAGGTGAACCAGTTAGCCCAAACCGACGCTTAAACTTGTCAAGGAATGGTGACAGGCACTTAAACCGCTCAGTCCGTGTGTTCCGTAAGTAACTAATCTCATCAACTACCAATAGATCGTATGGAAATGGCTTACCTGCCAAAGACTTTGCTAACCACTGCAGTCCTTCGAAGTTAATCACATGTATATCTGCCTTGTCTGTTAAAGATCGGTCCTTCGTAGGCCCATGCAGTACACTGATCTTTAGGTCAGCAAAGTTATCCCACTTCTTAATCTCTTCAGGCCATACAGCATAGGCCGGTCTAAGTGGTGCCACGATCAGTGCCTTCTTTACGGCACAGGCAGCTTTTAAGACTTTAAACGTTTCCAGCGTAATACTGGTCTTACCTAAGCCAGGGTCTAGCCATAACTGGCCAGAACCATGCTCAACTAAAAACTTTACAGCTTTCTTTTGATACTCATGCGGTTCCCAATACACGGTCAATCCCTTCTTTAGAATCTATAACGTAGACTTCATGCCCAAGTCTAAGTAGACTAATGTGATTTTTAGCTTGTAATGCAGATAGTTTTCCGCCTGGCCGCTTTAGTTCCACCCACAAGACTTGACCGTTTTCTATCGGCACAATACGATCAGGCCAGCCTCGAGCAAACTTCACATGCAACTTTAGTGTCATTAGCTTTCGCTTCTTGCACTGAGCCGTGAAATACTTTTCAAGATCACGTTCAAGTATAACTTTAGTTACCATTTGCAAGGACCACCATTGCTTTTACGGAAGTGGCAGAACTTACATAAGCCGGAAGGATTAGGTGCAAAGATTGCATCTTTACGGATCGTCTCTATTCTGCCTGAAATCAGTGTTTTTAAGTCTTCTAATTGATCACGAGTAAGCGGGTTGTAGGTGGTTGTTTTCTTTAGGTCAAGGAACTCAATCACCAAGTTCACTCTCTTAATGTGCGGCTTAACAGCCAATATAACAGCGGCATACACAGTCACTTGGTCACTGTAATCTCTATCCTTGCCAGTCTTAAAGTCCAGCACAGTGGCCTCATCACCTTGCTCTATGTACAAGTCAATGATGCCCCTAAGCATTGCTGCAGGTGCTGTGTAGTCAACCGGATCCCAGCCATGATCAACAGCAAACTTAAGTTCTGATGCCGCTTTAAGCTTGATCCAGCCTTCCAGCTTATCAGCCATATGCATCACAGGTTCAGATAACAGCATCAAACTGCCATTCAGTATGTTCTCTATTTCAGAGTGTATTGATGTTCCTCTTTCAGCGGCAGGACCAGAAGGCTCAGGCAGTCGATCTATTCGATTGAACTTATACCTGCTAGGGCATTGTTCATAAAGCTTAACAGCCGAGTAAGAATATGCCATTACTTAACCTCCGAGAAATTGTTACCGACTTTTGCTTCGGCGATTAAAGGAACATCTAACGTAAAAGCATGAATCATGCATTGTGCAAGTTTATCAGCCTCACGTTGGACAACATCAGCCTTCACGGAAATAATCAACTCATCATGCAGTGACAATAGCAACCTGCCATCTTGTGCCACATTCCAATAATCGATCATCGCCTGTTTGGCCATATCAGCGCCACTGCCTTGAATCAGTGTATTCAGTGATTTAAAGCCAAAGTTCATCAGTTTGCCGTTAATCATCTTAGGCGGCTCACCTTTCACCAGTCTGCCGCCAATAGTAGAGAATGGTGACCTAAGCTTGTACCTAGTCATCAGGTCATTGTTAACATTGTCTAAGCCAGGTGCCACCTCAGACTTGTACAAGTCGATCAACTGCTTGGCCTCATTGTAGGGAATGCCTAGCATTTCACTGATCTTCTTGGGGCCTGCACCGTACAAAATACCAAATGACATTGTCTTTGCATAGTCACGAATGATTGGCCTACCGGCTTTTTCAGACATTAAGTTGGCTGCAAATGTGTGTAAGTCTGCATTCGGATCCTTACGATACTGCTCAGCTAACTTACCGTCCTCAAAGTGTGCAAACAACCGAAGCTCTTGTGCTTGAAAGTCCGCGGCCGCCATCAGATGGCCTTCATCAGGTAAGATAAACTCACGTACCTTTGGTATTACCAGCCCTTGTAGCTCAACAGGCAGAGGGGTTTTAGGCCCTCTTGTTGGCATGGTCTGTAGTGTAGGCTTAGCCGACAGCCTACCTGTGCGTGTGCCACCGATCTCACCTCTTACAGTGTTCCATTCAGTATAGATGCGGCCTGTAGTTGCCGACTGTTCTAACCAAGGCTCTATGTAAGTACCTGTCAGTTTTACAAGCACATCTCGGTGCCGTAGAACCGATGATAATTCACTATCGGTGATCATCACCTTTAGTGTGTCTTTGTCTGACAAGGGCGTACCTTTGTCGCTCATTGGCCAAGATTTTGTGTTGTCATACACGCCTTTTTGCATGATAGCCGTCACAAGTTGCTGACCTGAGTTGTAGTTAATATCAGCCACATCAAAATATCTGGCAAGCCATACTTCACACATGGCAATATCAGCTTTAGCCTTTTCAAGGCATGCCTTCATGCCCTCTGTGTCAACACGAATGCCAAGCTTACTGTTCTCCAGTAGTACCGGCATTAGTTGCATTTCACGTAAATAAGCAACCGGCATAGTATCGCGTACTTCTTGTGTAAAGTCATACAAACCTGCAGTCAGCCTTACATCGGCCTCGGCATACTTACCTACCAGATCAGCCGGACCACGTGCAATGAATGCGCCTGCTTGCTTTGGCTTTTTACGAACAGATTCTATGTTCATAGTCAGCCATTCAAACAGCTCATCACGTTCCTCAGGCTGTACGTTTAGCCATTCCTTACACAACTCTTTTAATGACAAGCTGCGTGCATATGGGTCATGCAGGAAAGCAAGTACTAAAGTGTCATGTGTACGCTCTGCTGGAAAGAACGGTATGTCAAACTTTTCATAGATGATCGCCATATCGAACATGGCGTTATGAAAGCATACAGACCTGTCTGAGCTCCAGATGTCTAAGAGCATTTGACGGACAGTATTAAAGTCCGTGTTGTTATTTGTGTCGTGTGCAAATGAGAAGTAACCGGACTTAAACTGCCCAGTCCTGTCAAGTACTGCCAAGCCAACCGGCTTAGGTGGGTACTGTTCAGGACGTGGGCCGATTGCTTCCGACTCAAAGTCTAAGAAGACTGGGTCAGTCATTAGTACTTGCCTGACTTAGCCACTGCTACCGGTGCATCAGCATCAATAGCATCTTCCTCAACACCAGCAGTCTCTACGGCTGCCAACAGTTCTTTATCACCACGTGCAATCAATGCCTTAACCACATCAAGGTTGTCAATAGCACGTACAAAGTCAAACTGTAGTTTGAACTGTGTTTTAGCATCAGGCACAACACTGATACGGGTCACCACTGCACTTAGTGGCCGCTTGGTAGCACTGGCAATCTTTTGCAGGTAAGTAGCAAAGCCACGAACACTGGTTACAGGAGTGCGTAAAGCCGCCACTTCACCAAGGTTCACAGCCTCAACACTGTCAATGCTATCAGCTGTCATTACTAACAGCCTACGCTTTTCAGCACAAGCCTTGCCTTTACCACCATTGGTAGCACTGCCCCATTGATCCTTAGGGCAATTCATACACATCTCACTTTGCTTTTCAGTGGATGCTGAATTTGGCTTTAAGCCTGTTAAGTTTGCACCAAGTGCAAAGCATACTGGACCAGCAGGATTTGCTGGGTCATAACGTGCTGTGTAATACAAGCGCTCAACAGGTGAGCTCAGGATCACAACGTCCAAGCTGTTGCCAGCAATAGGATTGTCACGATACGACAATGCACCGCCTTTGGTGCTTAAGAACACAGTACCTGCGGTACTACGTTCAGCCACCATGCCGGCACTTGCCAACTTCTCTAACTCGGACTCGAATACGGTCAACTGGTTTTGGGTTTTAGCCATTTAGAAACTCCTTATTTGCGTGATTTAGTAACAGAAATTCCCCATACCTCAGCAGTAGTAGACCCGGGGATGATCTCACCTGCTTCCCAACGATCGCGGAAAGCGGGGCTGCTAAGTCTTTTATGAAGTAAGTCAAAGCTGTTAGTCTTAGTGACATACCCA